CAATAAGCAAGTCTGGCATAATATACAACGATCAAAAATCAAGCATATTAAACCATCATTTAAGCGGTGTTAAGAGGCGAAATTACCCACAAGTAACGCTATACAAAAAGGTCGATGGTGTGGTTCAAAAACATACTAAACGTGTACATTCATTAATGGCAATTACATTCTTAAACCACAGTTACGGAAACAGAAAATTAGTGGTTGACCACATAGATAACAATCCTTTAAACAATCGACTTGAAAACTTGCAAGTAGTTGACATTAGAACGAACAACATAAAAGATAGAAAGAAATGAAAAAACAACTACTCCGCGAGTTCATGCGCTTGCTGAATGACAACGGAACGAACCTTAAGGACTTTTGCGAGAAACATGACATGAACTACAATACGGTGTATCAAAAGTTATCACGTTACAATATAAACATTGACGAGATGAATGACCTAATACAATTAGTTGACGAAAACAAACGGCTAAAAATCATAATATGCAAGGGAGAATAACAGACGAATCTTTGAAAAGAAGGGTGCGAAATTATCTACTAATCATGCTATCCAGAAAGGGGATTGATTTTGCGGAATTGTGCCGTGTGCATAATGAGGATTACAATAACTTGTATTCACGGGCAATGAATCAAAGCGGCATCGACTTAGAACATATTAACTACGTGTTAAAATTAGCAAACTACACACACCGAGTGGACTTCATAAACGGTGACTTCTGCGAGGTGTATAAATCAAAACTATGATAATCGAGATAATAAGCGATGTGTACTACGTCTTTGACTTCCAAATGATGGACGTACTATGCGAGGAAAATGGCAAACGATTTGAAGCGACTATATGCTGTCATCACATTGAGATAGTGAAAAACGCTGAACTGCCTTTCTCGCTTGAAAACGTGGATTATCAATTAAAACTATTTTGAAATGACAAACAACGGAAAATTACTCGCAGCCGTGGCACTTGCTCCCGTGGTTGCTGACTTCTTGGAAGATAGCGAACTCCGCTTTGAAGCCAAGAAACGAGCAAATAGAATCATTGCAGAAATACGTTCATTCGACGAGTGGATTCTCAAAGGTGCTGACATCACAATGATTGAGCAACAAGTGAACATTCAAAGAGCGTTTAGGCAATGGATCAATGAAAACTTCACAGAACAAACCGATGAACAGGAATAAAAACCGTTCATCACATTTAATAACCAGTAACAAAACGTTACACTAACTTTGATAAAAATTAAAACTATGAAAAGAATCTATCACCCTTATTGGTTATGGGAGGATTATTTAAATGGTATGTTTAATGATTCAAAACTTCAAAATGAAGATGATTTGATTCAAAAATGCACCAATTTATTTTCTGTTCCATCCGCTTTTGACAAAGCATGTGAAATGGTAATTAATAAATGGAAAATATCGACAAAGGAAAATTTATCAAACACATCTCAAAACAGAAATGCATGGATTGGTGCTGCTTGCTGTTCAATTATTCATAATGCACCAGAATACATAACTCGTATAGCATGGGCTAATTTAACGATTGAACAACAAAACATTGCAAATAGAATTGCTAAAAAACACATTTTAAAGTATGAAACACGAAATAGAAAATTATATTCAGGAGTGGGAAAACAGATGTTATTACAATGGGATTCCAGACGAAGCACCAAAGGAATTAGAGAAAAGAAATAAAGTTCCATCTTATAGGCGCATTTGCTTTGCTATATTGACTAACGATCACAGTTTAAAATCTCTTGGTTACACTGCAAAAAAATCACCTTTTTATGATGCATTAAAACGCATTGAAATTGATAACAGACAGAAAGTAAAACAATTAAAACTTGAATTATGATGAAACCTATTGGAATGAATGTTTATGACGCATCTGTAGATCGCATTCAATACATTCTGAATTCATTTAACCGTGTTTACGTTTCCTTTTCAGGAGGTAAGGATAGCGGTGTAATGCTGAACATGGTAATTGATGAATTGCGTAAAAATTATCCAGGACGCAAAGTTGGTGTAATGGTAATGGATAATGAAGCTAATTATACACTATCACTAGATTTTATGCACCGTATTATTCGTGCTAATCTTGATGTTTTAGAAGTGTATTGGTGTTGCTTGCCAATTACCTTACCATGTACTGTTTCGAGTTACGAAATTGACTGGCAGTGTTGGGGTATTAATGATGAACATAGATGGATCAGACCAATGCCAAAAGACGAGTACATTGTAAATATTGAAAACAACCGATTACCTTTTTTTAAAGAAAACATGGGGTATCAAGAGTTCTGGGATGAATTTGGTGAATGGTATTCGCAAGGCGAAGATTGTGCATGTTTAATTGGTATTAGGACACACGAAAGTTTAAATAGGTGGAGAGCAATTGTAAATGAAAACAAACAAACTCATGGGGGGCATTTGTGGACAAAAAGAAACACAAAGCACACATATAATTGCTATCCAATTTACGATTGGAGAACAGAGGATATTTGGATTGCAAATTGTAAGTTTGAATGGGATTATAATGAGTTGTATGATACGTTTTGGAAAGCTGGCTTGTCAATTCATCAAATGCGTGTTGCAAGTCCATTTATGAGTGAAAGTAAAAGCTCATTAAATTTGTATAGGATTATTGATCCGCACGTCTGGGCAACATTGTGCGCCCGTGTAAACGGAGCTAATTTTGTTGCTACTTATGGAAAACAATTAAGTTATAATAGCTTTAAATTACCTCCAGGACATACGTGGAAATCTTTTGTTAAATTTCTTCTTGACACGCTACCAGAAAAGTCATCAAAAAATTTTAAATCGCGCTTCATTCAGTCAATAAAGTATTGGGGTAGAGTGGGGCGCGGATTACCTGAATCAATAATAAATGAATTGATTAAGCACAAAATTTCATTTAAAATAAATGGAAATACAGCGCACGGGAACAAGGATAAAAGGAGGGTTGTTATACAGTCAATGCCTGATCATTTAGATATGTTGAGTTGTCACAATTCAGATGTTGCTAGTTGGAAACGTTTTGCAATTACAGTTTTAAAGAACGATCATACTTGCAAATACCTAGGATTGTCACCAACAAAGGAACAAATTGAACGAATGAAATATATTAAGAAAAAATACAGCCGAATATGAAAACAGTTAACGTAAAAGAAGTAACAGGAGTAAAATTTACTGGCGGCACGAGTTACCGAACAGTTTTGAAAAAAGATAACCTTGGATTTGCTATGATGCAAACCGAAATTAACAAAGGAGGTCCTTATAAGTGGCATTACAAAAATCATCAAGAGGCATGTTTTTGTGTTAGTGGTAATGGTTATTTAGAGGATCTTATTACTGGTGAAGTATGTAAAATTGAACCTGGAGTAACATATATTGTTGATAAACATCAGCCACACTTATTTACAGCAATAACAGATGTTGTTTTAATTAGTGTTTTTAATCCTCCATTAAGAGGTGACGAAACGCACGATGAAAATGGAAACTATAATTGATTAACGATGAAAGAACAAATAAAATCTTTGATTCCTGGTTATGACCAAATGACAATTGACCAGAAAATTGATGCAATTAATGAAATAAAAATTGCATTGCATGAAATATCACCAATGCGCAATGAGCCAGTTGATTGTGTTCTTTGGGTTAAAAATGACTCGGTAAGAGCAAATGATTACAACCCAAACAGTGTTGCTCCTCCTGAAATGGAACTTTTACGACAATCTATCATGGAAGATGGTTATACACAGCCAATAGTTTCATTTAAAGAAGATGAACACATTACTGTAATTGATGGATTTCACCGTAATAGAGTTGGAAAAGAAGTAGAGGAAGTAAAACAACGTGTTCATGGTCGTTTACCTGTTGTTAATATTAATCAATGGAAGCAAGGTAGATCAGATAGAATGGCATCAACTATACGTCACAATAGAGCGAGAGGATCACACTCTATAGAATTAATGAGTACAATCGTTTCAGAATTAGTTGAAATGGGTAAGGGTGATGCGTGGATATGTAAACACGTTGGTATGAGTATTGATGAGCTTTTGAGAATGAAGCAAATTACTGGACTCGCATCTTTATTTCAAAATAAGGATTTTTCTGAAGCATGGGAACCAGAAATAGATTAATGCATTTTTTAATACATTTGCAATTCGGTACGCTCTGACATTATAGTACCTAAGAGTTTGAAACAACCCTGCAAAAGAAGTAAGAGGTCAGAGCCTTACGGACTTTGTGGGGTTTTTTATTTAAACATTATGTCAGGATGGATAAAATTACATAGACAATTAAACAACCATTGGTTGTATACCGAGAAACGTAAATTCTCCAAACTTGAAGCGTGGATTGATATTCTTTTTACCGTGAATTTTGCAGACACAAAGACTGTCATTAAAGGCAAATTGATTGAGGTGAAACGAGGTGAAAGCATACTATCATTGGATAGTTGGTCAAAGCGTTGGAATTGGGATAAATCTGCTGTAAGACGTTTTTTCGACTTGTTACAAAGTGATGGCATGATAGTACTAAAAAGTGAAACGGTAACGACACGGTTAACTATCTGTAATTACGAGAGTTATCAGAGCGAGGAAACGAAAAGTGAAACGCAAATGAAACGCAAACGAAACGCAGATGAAACGCATTTGACACCAATAAAAGAAGGAAAGAAGAATAAAGAATGTAAAGAAGGAAAAGAAGATAAATTAAATGAACGCAAATTAAAATTTGCTGAAACCCTAAAAGACTTTTCTTCGATTTATCCACGTGATATGCTTAAAGAGTTTTACGAGTATTGGTCAGAACCAAATCAATCAGGAACTAAATTCAGAAAGGAAATGCAAAAGACTTGGGATTTGGAAAGAAGATTGAAAACTTGGGCAAATAACAACAACAAATTTAAACACAATCAAAATGGAACTACAACACAACCAAGAAGGACACTTGATGAGCAAGTCAACGATCTTACAGCACGAGTACTTGGAATCAATCCAGAACAAAGTACAGGCACTACCAACAGCGGGAGCGGTATCGAAGAAGCTGATTGGAGCGTGCTTGAATGAAAACAAAGAACTTTGCAAGGATGATTTGACACGGCTTACAAAGGCAATCGGTTACATCATTCGGGTTTATTACGGGTTAAACGTAGACAATCTTGACGCTGATTTAATACGCGTTACGATTCAAACAATCATGCAACGGCATCCGAGCCTAACTTTTGAAGAGTTGAATTTAAGCTATTCTGAACGCACGATTGAAAAGCGACAAGGTGTTTCCCTTACACGTGATGAGATAATGCAACCAATCGAAGATATGACACGTAAAAAGGGATTGATACTATCTATTTCGGAACAGGAAAAACGAAAGTTTGAGCAAAAGGAATCAGAGCAACAGGAAAAGCAACGATTCAAAGAGGAAAGTTATGCCCTTTACATCGACTGCCTAAACAACAAAAAAGAGTGGAGTGGTACACCGTTTCAAGCGGCATCGTTTGCGGACAACTTTAAAGAACTATTCACACGTGAGGAAAAGGATTTACTTTGGAGTGAGTGCCAATTACAAGCCGAGCGCATGAGAATCGAAGCAGCGAACGTAATTGATGCGACACTGCCAATATCTGCACGGCATTTGTTCTGTGATGAGATTATTCGTAGAGCGTTAAAGCGCGGTTTGGATGGGTATTACCTAATCAAGGATTAACCACTCATCAAACCAATTAACCGTTCATCACAATATAGAGCCATGAACGTAGGGAAATGAGTAAATTCGTGGAAATAAAAAACATAACTATGAGTCAAAATCAGATTACAGTTAAGCAATTCTTCGCAAAGGATGCGGTAAAGAGCAAGTTTGAAGAACTGCTTGGAAAAAAAGCAAACGGTTTCGTAACGTCCGTTCTGCAAGTTGTGAATAATAACAACCTATTGCAGAAAGCAACACCAGAAAGCGTGTATAATTGCGCAGCGGTTGCAGCCACTTTAGATTTGCCTATTAACAATTCACTTGGATTTGCGTGGATTGTACCATACGGAGGACAGGCACAGTTTCAAATTGGGTGGAAAGGACTTGTGCAGCTTGCAAATCGTACCGGACAATACAAGGCAATCAACGTCGTGGAGGTGTACGAAAATCAATTCAAGTCTTTCAACCGATTGACCGAGGAATTAGATGCAGACTTTACACAAGAACCGAGTGGTAAGATTGTCGGGTACGTTGCTTACTTCAAGTTATTGAACGGCTTTGAAAAAACATCTTATTGGTCGGTTGCAGACGTTGAAAAACACGCTAAACGATTCAGTAAAACTTACGGTGGCGGTGTTTGGAAATCAGACTTTGATGCAATGGCAAAAAAGACCGTGCTAAAGAACACGCTTTCAAAGTGGGGTATCTTGTCAATCGAGATGCAGACTGCAACTATCGCAGATCAAGCAGTGATCAAAGATGCAGAAACATTGGATGTGGAGTACATCGATGCAAGCGAGCCGAACACAGAACAGTTACCAACAATTACGGATGAACAAGTAGCTGCATTAATCGAACAAGGAGCAACGCTTACACAGATTCAAACTACGTACACGGTAACAGATGAACAACTACTTAAATTTGGATAACATGCAACACAACATTAACATAAAAGGTGCGGACTTAATGTTCCGTACCTACAACTTTGGAGATTTAATGGGTTCGTTGACAAAGAACAGTCTAACTGAAAAGCAAGAGATAACGCTTCGTGACTACATGACAAAGATTAAGCTAACCGAAAACCAAGCGAATGAGCGTGACCGATTGGTAGCTAAACGTGATGCACTACCCGAACTTTCCGAAACAGCAAAAACGCTTGTGAAGGATTACTTTAACTCATTGGTTCGCGGCACTTCAAAGATGCACCTGTCGAATAAGTATGTTGAGAAAGGCAAGCAACTTGAAAACATGGCACTCGCACGAATAGCGAAAGTGAACGGTTGGCAAGCACCGCTAAACGCTAATAAGATAGGAATTGAATTGAATGACCAATACGGATACGGACACCCGGATGCAATCTACACAAACGCACGTTTTGGATTCGATGCAAAATGCAGCTTTTCAGATGACACATTTCCGTTATTCGCAAAGGATTTGAAAGAGGCAGCGAAGTCTTCGTTTAATCGTTACGAATGGCAAGCAAAGAGATACGCAATGATGGCGGGTTTTGACCATTGGTTTGTATGTTTCTCACTTGAAAACACACCTGAACCGCTAATTTTATCCGAGGCTTGGAAATTGTGGAAGGAATCAGGAAACGAAGGACAACCAGATGAATCTTTTATCGACCAAGTGCGAGAGATGCACAACTTCGACCATCTACCCGATTGGGCGCGTGTTAAGACGTTCCGTGTTGACCTCACCGAATCAGACCGTGAAAAGGTAAAAGAACACGTTACACTCGCACGGAATTACTTTGATGAGTTGATGAGTGGGTATGTGCGATAACGATTTACGGGTTGCTTTAGTGGCGAATTTAACCAATAAACTTAATTAGAAAAACGAACTTTAAATTTACGATAATATGTCAAATGAAAACGAGACTAAGCCATTGAAGCAACCCGCTGTTAGC